GTTTGGTTGATCAATCATTAAGCGGCTCAACATCTCCGCCCTAGCTTGAGGTAGTGCATCAATCTCATCCTCGCTCAATGCACATGCAAGTTCACCCTTCTCAAACTTTAAATCATCCGTCCACGGGATTCCAAAGTGGGCATCCACCTCATCTGCGTAGGTTACTCTAGGCATTAAAACTTCCTCAACTTTTCCTGCTCCAAAGCATAGCCTAATCCATGCCCCAAGTTAGTCTTGTTATCCTCCTGGATTAATTCATCCTTCCACACCCATCCCTTGAAATCCAGAGTGCTTCCATCCACCACGCAAAGAACATAAACATCCACATCGGGATTTACTTTTAAGGTACTCAACAATCGGGCAGTCTTATGCTTGGACGCTTTGACGTCATAACGCTTTCCACTCGTCATTACCCCATCCGCAGATCCGCTTCGTGGAGTAAGTCCCAAATCGGGGAATACATTCATCTTCTTTGCAAATCCATACTCCGCCATCATACCCATCACATCCGCTTCCGCACCATCGTGATCACCCATCTTCGCATCTCGCACCCCGTTGCCACGGGCAATGAGAGTGCGCATTCTGCCCACCATCTGACAGACTTGGATCTCATCGGGTTGAAGCTTCAATATCATCCTCTCGCCTGCATCTCCATACCCACTATGATTGCGTTTTCGAGCGTTTGGCACGGGATTTCCGCTTCCCCGACTGACCAACCTTGCGTATCCTCTCCAATGTCTCTGGGCTTAATTTCAATGTCGGTGGTCCCAACTTTAACAAGTCGCACCGTGGTAATTTTTGTACGGATAGTGGTATTGCTCGCCCGTATTTTCTCCAAAAGATCGGATTCCATCCTGGTGGGACTTTCATTATCCATTACTCTCCGCCTTTACTTCCATAATTTCCTTCTCCAATTCACGCACTTTTCGCCTTAAAACTTCAGACTCCTTGAATAATTCACAGCATCTTTGCTTCAGCTTTAAACTATCCACCCTTAACTCCTGATTCTCCTTGGTTAAGCGCTCCACCCATTGGGGCCAGTTCTCCAGTTTCTTACCTGTTGGAGCATATAAATTCATTCCTCATCCTCCTCATCCATATCACTCTCGAAATCTATGACCTCTTCTTTGTAATATTCTTTGACCGCAGAATTTACACACTCCAGAATATCAATGTCATGGAGATCACTCTCCTCTTCCCATCGATGGAAGGTACACTTCAGCTCATGTGTCAGTTGTCTCTTTGCTTCTTCCATACGCTAATTTGAACCGATCCGGTAATTCCCGCTTCTGATTCTTTCGTACCGCAATTAGATTCCCATCCTTATCACGCACATATTTTCCGCCTTGATCCCTTACGAAAAATTCAACCTCATTCTTTTCCCAGAAGCGAAGCCAACCCGCTAATGCCTCTTCCCGTGTAAGATATGGCTCAGGTGCCATCCTCAGTATCTTCATCGTTGTCCTTACATACTAAGCATTGCCAGTCTTCATCCTCGGTGATGGGTGATCCGCATTCCTCGCAGAAAACATCGGGGTGCCAAGGGCGGTCAAAGCATTTGGTCATAATTTTCTTTTTGCACCTGGTAGACTTGAACGCTTTGGCTCAACAGTTGTAAAAACTGGAGTCTTACTTCCGTGTGGATTTGTCTGATATCCTTTGAGGTGTAATTTCTGTTTTAGTTTCTTCTGCATTTTATTTCGTTTCATTCATTTCCTTCCATAAAGTCTTCCATGCTAGTTCTGCGGTTTGGGGGACTACTCCATTCCCCAAGAGCCTAAGTCTGTCCACCCTGTGCTGAGTCCCATTAGTTGCTCCACCCAATTTGGATTGAGCTTCATCGTGGGTGGTTTCTCCATCTCCGCTGCATCCCTCAGTTTTGCTCCGAAGTATTGATCGCTCTTCTCCCTCTTGCTCCGAAAGCCCTTCTCCGTTTTCTCCGTCTTTATCCTTCCGCCCTCCGCATCGCTTGACCTTGCTGTCGGCCACGACCCGTGGTTCTTCCCACTCGTATTGTTCTTCTCCGGGGCGGGCAGGCCATTGTGTTGCTCCTCCATGATGTGCTGACATTGCGTGTTCAATGGAAGGTGAAGATTCACACCTTTCTCCGCTTGTAGCTTCGCTCTCGCTTCCCACTTGCCTTTGGTCTCCGCAGTCTTGTGATCTCTGCTTTGCGGAGTTGCCCAATTCTTCTTCGCTTCCTCCGCTAGTATCTTGCCTCCCGTTCCGGGCTTGCGACTGCCGGGGTTCCCGGCTCGCGGTGTGGGCCAATTCATCTGATTCAAGTCTCTCCCCAAGCACTTCTGATTGCTCTCCTTCGCAGTTCTCGCTCCCTCCACGTGGTCGGAGGCTTGTGGTGTTGCCCAACCTCGCAAGGATGAAGACTCGTTTCCTTTGGTGTGGAGCGCCAACTTCTTCCGCTGAGAATATGCCCCACGTCGTTCGGTAACCCATTTGTCCCAAGTCTTGCAAGACGTCACGCAACCCAAGGGTAACCAATCCTGGCACGTTTTCGAGGAAGACCCATCCAGGTCTGCAAATTCGAATAGAGTTTGCGATGCTTGGCCATAAGTGCCTTGGGTCTTCTTGTCCTTTTCGCTTTCCTGCACTTGAAAATGGCTGACATGGGAAGCCTCCTGTGATTCCGTCCACGATTCCACAAAACGGTCGTGCATCGAAGGATTTAACGTTAGTCCAGATAGGTGCTGGACATAATCGCCCTTCTTCCATCGCTTTAACCAATACTGCTTGGACATAAACTTCGATCTCCAGGTAACAGATTGTGCGAACATCCACGCCTGCTCGTCTAATGCCCAACTCCAACCCGCAGTAGCCGGAACAAAATGAGATAATGTTTTGGGGACTATCCACATTTCACCACCTCCCACACATCCTTCTCCAAATGCTTTAACGGAATCACCTCCCCCAACTTCAAATACTTATCCGGTTTGCATCGAAACCTCCCATGACTTCCATCCGCAAATTCAACCAACCTTAAAAATTTATTCTGAGGGATTGCATATATCTTACCCATCCGCTCATCACTCTCCTCAACCATTCTGCGAACCTCTTCAATCGGAGCCTTTACCTCCTCAATCATTTCATCCACCTCCGCAAGTTCCTCCTTAATCTCTTCCTCCCCTTCCATCTCCATCAAATGCGCAACCATCTTTCTCGATATCCGATTGCCATGAACACAAGTACGCATCGTACTCTTCTTAATCCCCATCATCCCCGCAAATTCATCCCTTGTAATCCCATGCTTCCTTAAAATCCGCATACAATCCTTACCACTCAACTTTGTACCCATTCGTACTCTTTTGTAGTTTACTATCGACAAGTCAACACTTTTTCACAAAATTATACAACATGCCAAGAGGGATACCCAAAAAGCTCAAACCATTCGATGAAAAGCTAAAGTCCAAGGTGATCACTTCCGCCGCCCGTATCGCCGCGCGTCAATCAAGTCCAAAGAGAGAATCTGAAGAAATGGAATTATCCGCAGAACAGGAAGAACATAGACTACGAATTAAAAACGCTCTCAAGTACGGCATGGATATGACCGAGCAACAATTCCTAAACGCAGTATCCAAGAAGCTCTCACACATGGTGGCCGACTCCCTCAACGATCTCCACGATTCAATCGATCAAATACCACCCCAGAATAAAGCCTATGCAGTAGGTATGCTATTCGACAAATTTATGACCGTCTCCGGTAGACCCACCAATATCACAGCTTCCGCAAATGTAAAACTTGGCGCCTCAGATATGTCACCCGATAAGGTACGCTCCATTCTAAAAGGAGCAAAGAAGGCCGCAGAAGCCATGCCTACCGAAGCATCCGAAGAAAAGGTCATAGAGGTGACCGATGAAGAATAAAGGCACTCTATACGAGCAAATCTTCTTCCATGAAGCACTCGCTCGAAACTATGAAGTCTTTACACCATTAGGGGATTATCTGCCCCAGGACTGCCTAGTTATGAATCAGGCAGGGAAAATCTATAAGGTTCAAATCAAAGGGACCGCAGATAAGGTTGCGGATAAATCACGCGGGGGAATGGGCAGATATATGATCACCACATCCGCAGGGGCATCATCCAAGAAAACCATCGACCCCTCCAAAGTCGATATCCTTGCCGCCTATGTTGCCGCAGTTCCAACCTGGTACATCATTCCCATACTATCCATCGACTCTGCCGTGCGGATCTCACTATATCCACACAATCCGGTATCCAAGGCAAAGCATGAGAAGTACCGCGAGGATTGGGACAACTTTAAGCAATAACTAGGGATTTGACGCGGGGGCGGTGCTTGGCGGTGGGGGCGTTATGGCGAAAAATTTCGTGGGGGGTGTGATGATAATATAGAAATTAGCGCGGACGGCGCCGGACCCCCTCCCCCCCCTTCTGTGCTGTAAATACCTGTTTTTGCAGTAATTAAAGCAAAGCAGTTGTTTTTTAATATACTGCTGAACCGCTAAATCTAGGGGCTTCCGGCTTTTCGCTCATCTCGCAAGGGTAATCCATGCCCTAGAACTGCACGAATTGCGATTGTCATATCATTATATCTTGATGCGTTGATGCGTTTTCATGCGAACTGCAAAAAGGTTTGTCTCAGTAGAAATGAATCACATCAAGTATTGCTGTTGATGCCCTTCACTTGTCCACCAAGTACCGTAGTTGCGATTCTTGTTTACTCTACCAAGTACCATAGTTGCGGCTTTACTTTACTTCACTAAGTACCACAGTTGAGTTTTTCTCAAGCTCCGGCATTTGCAGTACTTGCGGTCTTGCTCTTTTTTTGGGTCTACCATGTCCAAGAATTGAGCTTAGTTTTTCGATACTTGCGGCCATAAAATTTGGGGTAAGTTTTGATACCTTTCTCGCGTGCGCGCACACGAGGGGGAAATTTTGGTTGATCCATTGCCTCGCCTGCGCGCACACGAGGGGCAACTATGGTAAAGGAAAGCTTAGATGGTTGGTTTTGTGCTTTTTGTAGTCTGGATTGGCCTTGTATTAGCTTTGGGGTGATAAAGCTCTGTATTACCTTGGCATGGCTTGCATTAATGGCCATGGCTTAATCTGCTCCGGATTGCTATCAGGTAAATTTATTTTATTTTTTTTGCCCAGTGTTTATGCGGTGTTCCGAGGTTTATTTAACTTTTTTTTATTTTGGGGTTGACATGTTGCACCGATTGTAGTTTGCTGTAATTATCCACGACGGAATGCCCGTCAAAATAATAACCAAGTACAGAAAATAACATGAAAATATTAACAAGCGGTAACGCTAAAATCGTAAAGGGTGAGAAATTCGGATTCATGACTCAAG